GATATGGCTAGGTCTAGGGCTTGTTTCGGGACTTTGGCGCGCCCTGCGATGCCTGCCCGCGACTACACCTACATGGGCCGCACCATGCCCGATGTGGTTCGCTACTTCCGCATGATGTCGCGGTGGCCCGATCAGTATGAGCGCAACCAGCGCAAGTGGGCAAATGACTACCTCCGCCGCGTAATCGCTGAGTGCCGGGAATGGCGCGCGATGCAGGCTGACCTATCGAGGATTGCAGCATGAGCGACGTTCTGGACAATCCCCGCGCGGTGATCGGGGGCAACAATCCGCCCCCGACGCCGTTGGAGGCTATGGAAGCACATATCGGCGATCTGTTCGCGGAGGCTGTCAACTTCCTTGATGGCGAGGAGATCACCACCCAGGGGCAGGCCGACGCTGTCGGCGCGCTGATCGACGCAGCTCGCAAAGCGGAGAAGGACGGGAACGCAGCGCGCGTCACCGAGACCAAGCCGCTGGACGAAGCGAAGAAGGCTATCATGGATGCGTGGCGTCCGCTGGTGGACGAGAAGACGGGCAAGTGCCGCCTGATCATCCAGACAGCCAACAAGGCGCTGGCCCCGTTCCTAGCTGCCGAGCAAGCGCGCCTAGATGCCATTGCTGCGGAGAAACGCCGGATTGCAGACGAAGCCGCCGCTGTCGCTCAAGCCGCCATCCGTGCGGCCGATGTGACGGACCTAGCAGCCCGCGAGCAAGCCGAGCAGGCGTTGAAGGAGTTCGACGCTTTCGAGCGGCAGGCAGCCAAGGCGGGCAAGCAGAAGGCTTTTGCTGGCGGCGGATCGCGCTCGATTGGCCTGCGCTCCGTATTGACGCCCGCGCTGGTGAACCCTGTCGAAGCGCTCAAGCACTACCGGGAGCGCCAGCCAGCAGCCCTGAAAATGTGGCTCCTCAAACAGGCAGAGCATGACGTCCGCGCTGGTGCCCGCTCCATCCCAGGCTTCACGATTACCGAAGAGAAGGTTGCACGATGACCGACGCAATGCGCATCTGGAAGCAGGTCGAGAAGACCAACCCAGCCCATACGAAGCATGTCACCCAGCGCGGCGGCTTCACGGCGATCAGCGCCAACTATCAAATCATGCGCGCGACAGAGGTGTTCGGGCCGGTTGGCGAGGGCTGGGGTTACGTCTGCGGAGATCCCATTTTCCAAGAGACGCTGATGATTGTGCCGGTCACCCTCTGGTACGATGGGGACCGCAATAAGACATTTGGCCCGATGTTCGGTTGTGAGGAGTGGAAAAACTCCAAGGGGTTTGTCGATAGCGACGCACCCAAAAAGGCAACCACGGACGCAATCACCAAACTCCTTTCGCATCTCGGCTTTAATGCAGACGTGTTCCTCGGTCTCTTTGATGACCAGAAATACGTTGCTGCCGTAACGAAGGAATTCGCGGCGAAGGAGGCGGCAGCCAAGCCTGCTCCAGACCCAACCGCCAAGATCAATGACACCCAGCGCGAATGGCTGATCGGCCATGCTGAAAAGTCCGTTGGCGTCGCCGAGTTGTGCAAAGAATTCGGCAAAGCATCCCTCAAGGAATTCACTGTCGGCGAACTGCGGCGCTTGCCATCAGAAGGGCACGGAATCTTCGTCAAGGTCATCATACGCTGGAGCCTTCGCAGCGACGTTGCCCCGGTTAGGAGCCCCCTCGCTCGCGCCACCCTCGGCCTTCGACATGAACTCGACTTCGTTCACCCGCACGTCGAACTGCGGCTTGCCTTCATAGCTCTGGTGCGAGCCATGGCAGCATCCCTGGTTTCAAACGAATGGGTGCACCACAGCCAAGCGCGCGCAATCCTTGCCCTCCTGCCCGAGCCTGTAGATCCGGACTTGATCGAGGCGCGCGAAATAGCAGCTAGGGAAGCCCCCAGCAAATCCCAAGCAATTCGCTTGGGAGATTACGACAATAATTATTGGGTGTTAGGCCCCCTCGTCGGCATCAGGCGCGGCCGTGAACTTGCGGCAGGTGAAGCATGAGCCTCCACCATTTCCCCCGCAAGCTGATCGATGTTCCACCAGTTACGGTCACAGCCAACACTGAGTTTGGTTGCCCTGTGTGCAGCAAGTGCTGGTCTGAGCATTGCGCCTGTTCGGTGGCGTCTATCGAAGCAGCTTTTGCCCGTCGAGATCGGGATCGGATCAATCAGATAACCGCAGAGGTGGATGCAATGCATGCTCTTTGCCGGGAAGAGGAGATGGCACGTGGTTGATTTGACTGTTGCAGAGATTCTGGAACGCGCTGCCGATCTGATCGAGCCGGAAGGCGCTTGGACGCAACACGCCTCAGCTAGGGATTGGCGGGGGGCGTGGGTTGGCGTTAACGACCCGGGGGCCGTCTGTTTTTGCGCAATCGGGGCAATTCATAGGGCCACTTCGAAGGAGAATGAGGTACGCGAGGCAGTACTTTCTTTGGGTAAGGTAATCCGTAGTCACTCGATTCAAAATTATAACGACGCGTATTCGCGTACTCAGGACGAGGTAGTCGCCAAACTGCGCGAAGCAGCCGCCAAAGCGCGCGGTTACGCATGCTAACCCCCCTCCCCAATACCGTTAAGGATATGGCTAGGTCTAGGGCTTGCTTCGGGACTTTGGCGCGTGCCGTGCCGGCACCGGGCTTTCGCGCTTCGCCGTCGAGCCCTGACGGTCTCGCCCCTTCGGGCTTCAATCCCTCGCGTGAGGCCTGGGATTTTCTCTGCCGCCGCCTGCAGCGTGACCCATATACGTCCGAGGAAAGCGACACCCTCACGATGCGCGCTGCGTGGAAGGCGATGCTAGCTTTCGCTGACCGCCCGCGCATCCCCACCCATCTTCTTGAGGACTTTTGACATGAACGCGATCACCGTTGTTGAACGAGCCCAGCCGCTCACCGGTCTGCGCGCACCTTTCCCGCCTAACCAGATCAGCAAGCTGCCGAAGGAGACCAAGGCACAGATCGACGCGCGCAAGAGCGACAAGAACCTGATGGTGTGGAAATGCCCCGAATGCGGGAACGCCCACCACAAGAACGCCGTGCACCTCGATTACGTCGGCCATGCCGCGCTCACGGACCGCCTGCTGGATACCGATCCGGCTTGGTCTTGGGAGCCTGCCGCGTTGACGGCAGACGGTCTGCCCGCATTCGATCGCAACGGCGGTCTCTGGATCAAGCTCACGGTCAATGGCGTAACGCGGCTCGGCTACGGCGCTGCGGACGGCAAGGCAGGCGGCGACGCGGTGAAGGAGATCATCGGCGACGCGCTGCGCAACGCGGCGATGCGTTTCGGTGCTGCGCTGGACCTTTGGCACAAGGGCGATCTTCACGCCGAGGAAGACTTTATGGTCGAACGCCCGCAGCGCGATGAGCGTGTGCAGGATGTGCAGACCATCGAGCATCAACCCGAACAGGCGCAGACCAACCGGAAGCCTCCCCTACAGGGACCGATAAAGACCCGCGCAGCCCTTCGGATCGCGTGCGGGGCCTTTGTCTCGGAGCTTCACGGTTGCGCCGACAGCTTCATGCTCGCCGAATTTCTCGCGACCCCCGACGCAATCGCGCTGGTCGAGCAGGTCGAAGCGGAATCCGAGTTCATGTGGAAGGGCGATGGGGCCGACTTCCTTGGACTGGAGAAAGAAATTTCACAGCGAGCATCTATGCTAGAGATGGCAGAAGCAGCAGGTGCGCTATGAGCGGCTGGACTATCCCGAACCGCGCTCGAAGTGCAGCAGCGGACGAGAAGGCGCGCCGGCTGGCGGAGGCGATGACATACGCGCGCAGCTTCAAGGATGCGGCTCGCAAGGCGGGGCTCCCGATTCGAACTGCAACGCGTGTTCGGGCGAGGTTGGGCTGATGCTCCAGCGCCACAAGCCGATGAAGGTGGCACGTCGCAAGGCGCCCACTGCAGCCGAACGGCGGCACCTGACGCGAGTGGCCGCTATGCCGTGTCTCGTCTGTGAAAGTCCGTCCACCGTCCATCACGTCACCAGCGACGGTTACCAACGGCTGACGCGCACGCACGAGCGGATCGTGCCGCTCTGCCCCCGGCATCATATGATTCAGTTCGGATCGCTTGAGAGCGTCGAGGCGCTGGGCCACGCAGGCTTCACCGACGCTTACGGGATCGACCTACTCGAACGCGCCAAGCAACTTTGGGAGAGCGGGATATGAAGGGCCAAACTGTCCGGCTTGTCGGCCACCGCCAGCGAGATTTTGCCAAACTGCTGATCGATAAGGCGCCCGTCGGCGCGGTGCTGAACATCCGCGAGGCAACCCGCAGCAGCGACCAGAACGCGAAGCTCTGGGCTATGATATCGGACATCTCGCGCGCCAAGCCGGAAGGGCGAACGCACACCGCTGAAACGTGGAAGTGCCTGTTCATGGCAGCATGCGGCCACGCGGTGCAATTCGAGATGGGCCTTGATGGTCGCCCGTTCCCGATTGGGTTTAGCAGCTCAGCGCTCAGCAAAGCCGAGATGTCGGATCTGATCGAGACCATCCACGAATACGGCGCGCGCCATGAAGTGCGCTGGTCCGAACCGGTGGAACGCAAGGCCGCCTAAGTTTCAACATCCCCGCATACCCCTATGCGAGGAGGGATAAGGATAATGATGATGGGCGACGCAATCGATGATTTTCGCGCGCTTAAACAGTTCCGGGCAGCAATGCGGGGCGGCTTCGGCGTTCCATGCCCAGTCTGCCAAGTGAAACTGCCTCGCGCGCATCCGAAAATATTGCAGCCGCAGCAGGTCTGCCGTGCCCACAAGCCGCACTATCAGGACCCTAGACAGGAGCCGACCCAAGCGGAGATCGACTACTCCCTCAAGCAGGACACTCCCTCATGACCACATCACAGGAGCTGCTTGCACTGGCGGATCGGTGCGAAGTCGCGACCGGGCAGGATGTCATTGAGGTTGGCCGCCTCAACGCGGACATCCTGCGGGCCCTTGGTTGGAGTGGCGACGGCCTTTATGTGTACAACCCGGCCGGCGAACAAGCATCCGAGATACCATCTCTAACCACATCGCTCGACGCGGCATTGCTGTTGGTCTGGACTAACGACTTCTGGCGAGTCGGCAGTGATGGAGAAGGTGAAGACCCCAGCCGTTTTCGGGCGGACATCGGCTATATGGTGGACGGGCCGGAGTGTATCCGCTTCAAACGGGTGGTCGCTGACACTGCGCCCCTCGCCCTTTGCGCCGCCGCCCTCCAAGCCCGAGCAGCACAAGAGGGCTCAGTATGAGCGCGAGCGTCCGAACCGTGTACGATGTTGCGTCCCTATCTGACCACTGGGGATGCGCCACCGATACCATTTACAGCCTTATCCGAAGCGGCGATCTGCGCCATTTCAAGCTGGGCGGGAAGCTTATAAGAATCCGCGCCGACGAAGTGGAGCGCTACGAATGCCGGACTATACCCTCACCCGATACCGAGACAAGCTTGCCATCGTCTGGCATGAGGATGGACGACGCCACCGACATTCGCTTGGAACGAGTGATAGGGCATCGGCCGAAGCCGCAGCGCGAACGTTCTGGCAAAGGCGCTCACTGAATGGGGCCGCACACACCGTGGGGGAGGCTGTGGCGGCTTACTTGAAGGAAAAGGCGGGGATTGCCTCGATCAAACGCGCTCAGGTGGCATGGAAGGCCTCAGAGCCGTTCTGGGGTAAGATCCCGGTGGCGCGTGTGGATATCAAAACGTCCGAGGATTACCGGACCCGGCGCGCGCATTGCCGAGCCATCACGGTCCGCAATGAGCTGGCGGTGATCCGCGCGGCGCTCAACTGGGCAGAGAAACACAAGCTGATCGGCAAGGCACCCTTCATTCAGATGCCGAAACTTCCCCCCTCGACGGTATCGCACATATCGAAAGTGGATTTCCGCAAGCTGCTAGAGGGCGCATCTCGGCCGCACATCAAGCTGTTTATGGCGCTGGCCGTGGCGACCGGGGCGCGGAGCAACGCCTTGCTGGATCTGACATGGGACCGGGTGGATTTCGACCGCGGCTTGATCCACCTCAACCCGCGAGATCGCGTGCAGACCAGCAAATACCGAGCCGTCGTCACGATGAACGCTCAAATCCGCGAGATCCTGGCCGAAGCCAAAAACGGCGCGATGTCGGATTACGTGATCGAGCATGGCCGGGGAAAAGTCGGCTCGGTCAAAAAAGGGTTCGGGAATGCCTGCGATCGGTCTGGCATCCAAGCTACTCCGCACATGCTCCGGCACAGCGCAGCAGTCTGGATGGCGGAGGAAAATATCCCGATGACGCAGATCGCGCAGTTCCTCGGGCATACCGACAGCCGAATCACCGAGAGAGTGTATGCGCGATTTTCACCAACATTTCTTTCTAAGGCAGCAGAAAGCTTGACATGGTAAAGGTTTGGTAGGACATAGGAGCTACGTTGTGGATCTGCCGGAAACGGCGGAAAAGTGGGAGCCCCCGGCGCGATTTGAACGCGCGGCCTACGGTTTAGGAAACCCCTAACCCACGGCCGCGCAAGGCGGAAAACGTAAATTCCCCTTGTGTAACGTTCTTGTTTCGACCGGTTATGTTCCAGCTTTGATCCACTGATTGGTGCGTCATGCACCTAGGAGCAAAGGTTGCAATTCGGCATCCTGCCTCTGAACCAAAAAGGCCCGCCCGGTTGCACCCGGACGAGCCAGACCAGCCAAGCGCAGGAGGCTTGAATGGCTAGGAAGACCAATAGCGGATTGTTCGTATTTCCGGAAGGCGCATATAACCACGGCGCCGATTTCTCGCCCGATGGCGATCACCTGTACTTCGTTCGCAACAATGAGGGCTTTTGCAAGATAGGCCGCTCCAAAGATTGCGCGAAGCGGATGCGCAATCTCTCCATTGCGTCGGCTACCCCGCTCTATCCGGTCCTGATGATTCCGCTGCTTGGGTGGCAGGAGCGTGTTTGGCATGCTGCATTCGCCCAAGACCGCGCCAATGGCGAATGGTTCCGGTGGTCTGATGGGCTTGCAAGGGCTGTAGAAGCCGCGCGCTCTGGGGATGAATGGATTGCGACCCTCGCCCTCCCAACCAACGGCATGCCCCTTCGGTATACTACCGTTTACCAATGGCGGGACCACATCGCGGACTTGGAAGAGGCTGCAGTTGACCAGCTTCATTCCAAGATGGGGGATGCGGCATGAGCGCTCATCGCACGGAGGCATTGGGTTTCGGCCTTTACCTCGTGTGTCTGGCTGTGATGGTCTGGACCATCGTCACCGAGTTTAACGCGGGTATCTGGTCGTGAGCTGGGCCGCACTGGTGCTGGCCGCCACATCCACCCAGCCTATGCCCTACAAGGTAGTTATGGCTATCCCGGCTGCTAAGCCAGCCCCGAAGCCTAAGCCCATCGTGCACCACCTGCGCGGCCGCTGGATGCCTACCGAGCTTTGGAACAACCCGATGGCGGCTTGCATGTACGCCGAGGCATCGAACCAAGGCGATGATGGAATCTACGCTGTCGGCCATTCGCTGATGAACCGCCTGCGTAAAGGGCGCTTCGGGAAGACCGTTCGGGACGTGTGCTTTGCTCGGAAGCAATACTCCTGGACGAACGCGGACGACCCCGGCTTGGCCCGCATGATTAAGGTCGTGCAAGCCCCCGAGGGTTCGCCTCGTTGGATACTCTGGCAGAAAATGAAACGCATGCAAAATGAGATTCTATCCGGCGAGCATCGTGATAACATCCGCGGTGCCACTTACTACATGCGAGCCGATTGCAAGGCCTACTGGCGGTACACGATGACCGTTGTAGGCGGGATCGGCGACCACATTTTCTTCAAGCCGAAGACCGGCCACGATCTGGCCGAGGCCATCAAAGACCACAAGGCGAACGTCGCGCTGGCCCTCCGCCGCAAGCGCGAGGCACAGCTAGAGAAAGCCCGCCGCATCGCCCGCCGCGCTAACGCAGCCGCAAAGGCCAAGGCGAAACATCCACAACACGGCGCCGCCATCGTGCACCGCGTCAAGATCAAGGGGCATAAGGCATGACATATCTCGCGGCAGTACATGAGTGCATATCGGCACACGCACAACATCGAGACCGGATCGGCGCGGATGCGATCTCCGCAATGCTTTCGCTACCTCGATCCCAACATCGTAAATACGCTGCGTACCAACGTAAGGATATTAAAGACGTTTGCTTGAACGCCATTGAATACGCTGAACAGGAATCCAAGCATGTCGATCATTGAGATGCTGGAGGTGGATAAGGGGCCTTGTAAAGAATGCAAACATCCGTCCTTTCATGAAGATTGGTGCCGGATAGACATTCTGGATAATTGGCGGCGCTGCCCATCGTCCCATTGTGAAAGGTCAATGGAGTGCCGGTCTCCCGGAGATTGCAGCGGAACTGGAAGGAAGCTGGCATGACCGACCTAACCAACATTGTGGAACGGCTGCGGGAAGAATCCACGCAGCTACATATAACTGCATGGGCTCGGAAGGATGGTGGTCAAGATTGCTCGATAGCAGCGAGTCTTGCCGAGGAAGCCGCCGACGCCCTCGTAGCCTCCATGAAGCGAGAGGCTGCGCTGATCGAGGCACTCAAGCCATTCGCTGAGGCGGCGGATTTGCTCGAACCGGGAGAGAAAGACGCTTGGAGTATATGGGAACATCCCGTTGCTCTGGACATCCGGCTTAGCGATCTGCGAGCCGCTCGCGCCCTCACCACCAAGCAGGAGCAAGACAATGGGTGATCGCCGAAAAACCAATCCCGATCACAAGCTTGATCGGATTTCGGTCCACATCTTCGCGGACTGTTCGTGCGGTTGGCGCAGTGCGCCTCATGCCTACGGACGTGGCGCGCGATCCGGAGCTATCCAAGAATGGCACGCCCACCGGGACACCTGCGAAGAGATCAAGTCATGACGACACAACCACCGGAAGAACGGGCGCGCGAGATCTGGGCTTCCACGGTTGAGCCTCGCGGCTATCCGATCGTAGCCCGCAGCATCCGCGAAACCCGCGACGATCCTTTTCACGATCTGACTATCCGCGCCATGCTCGCCTTTGTCGCCGCCGAGCAGTCTATCGCCCCAGTAGATGGGGATCGATTGGGTGAGGCGATCGAGGCGTTGAAACCTTTCGTCGCGCACTGGCAATCTTGGATGGATGCCAAGGATGATTACGGTGCGGGCTATAATTATCCCGACAATTCCGAAATGGCTTGTTTCGCCCGCGTCACCTTCGGCGATTTACGCAGGGCACGCGCAGTCATCGCGGCCACTCTTACCCCTGTAGCGAACGCACCAACCGAGGCGGGAATACGCGCAGCGATTGCGAAGAACGCCGAGATTTCCGAGGTGCTGGGCGAGATGCTGAAAGAGGCACTCAACACACCTCGCCCCATCCGCATAATCGAGGACCGGGAGAGAAACGATGGGTGAACCAATCAAGCCCTGCCCGTTTTGCGGAGGGCCTGCCGTAGTAGGCGTGCAAGGCGCCACAGAGAAATTTCTCGGTATCGGCGACAGCGAGCGCTCCCGGTGGTTTTTCTATGTCGGGTGCCTCAATTGCGGGACGCGTCATGGGCGCATGGAAGATCACCCGACAGATTCCCTATACGACGAAGAAATCAAGGCATACGCTATCGCCGCCTGGAATATTCGCCCTGCAGGGCAGTCTATCGCCCCTGTAGCGAGCATGATCGAGATTGACGATAGCGGGGAGGCAATGGTCTGCACCGGCTGCGGGACAACCAAAACCCTACAAAATCTGCGCCGCAAGCCGGGCGTCTTTTCCTGCTGCCCTGAGCGCAACATGGTTCGTGTTCGATCTGCGCTCACCCGTGTAGCGAGCGTGCCGACCAAAGAATGGTGCCTCAACATGGCCCGCTTGGAAGGTGAGACGGAGATCGGGGCAGGTATGCCTAATCACCCGCTGCGCGACCCTGTAGCGAGCGTGCCGGAGAGCGCGATCCTTGCGGCTTTCGATAAGCAGATTGCGGTCTACGAGACCAAGAAATCGCAGGCATGGAACGCAGATATGACGGACCGCTGGGATCGGTTCGAGCACTATCGCGATGCGGTCCAGAACATGCGCGACGTGATCGCCGCCATGCTCGCCGCCTCCCCCTCCGTCCACACGATGGAGGAGTTCTGAGATGTGCAACATGTCGATCAAACCGCTTTTCCCGTTCTACGGCAGCAAGTGGAACATTGCCCGTCACTATCCCGCACCGGAGGGTGAGACGATTGAACCTTTCGCAGGCGGTGCAGGCTATTCGTGCTTCTACGGTGTTCGTCGCGCTCATTTGGTCGATAAAGACCCGATCATTGCGGGGCTGTGGCGCTACTTGTTGAGGGTCACTCCGGCCGAAATCATGTCGCTCCCGAACATGCCAGAAGTCGGCGATCACGTCGATAATTATGCGCTCCCGCAAGAGGCTAAATGGCTCATCGGCTTTTGGCTTAACCGGGGTAGTGCGACGCCGAAGAAATCCCGGACAGCTTTCTCAGCGCGAACGGACCGAGGGCAGCTAAATTGGGGTGGGCGCGCAAAAGAGAGAATCGCGGCTACTCTACCCGCGATCGCCGAATGGACGATCACTGAAGGCAGCTATAGCTGCGCGCCTGCCATCGCTGCGACGCATTTTGTTGACCCGCCCTATGGCGACAAGGGGCGTTTCTACCGCGTGCCGTTCGATGACTTCGAGGCGCTAGGGCACTGGTGCCGTTCGCGGCGCGGACTGCTGATCGCATGCGAGGGTGAGGGTGCGAGTTGGCTGCCGTTCACTCCACTCGGCTCGTTCAAATCGACCAAGGGCCGCGCCGCTGAGGTCGCGTACATTGAAAGGCTCGCAGCATGACCACCGACCAGAGCGCCGCACCCCTGCGCGAGGCGATTGCGACAGCTATTAGAAAAGCTGACGACGCGTTCGGCTACAGCTTCGACATGGTCAGCCTGATCAACGGTGTTGCCACGCACCGCCTGACGATGGACGGGTTCGATCCAGTCGATTTCGAGGATCTGGAAGACGGATTAGATCCGGTCGATTTCGAGGACCGAGATGACGGCTACGCGCTGATCGAGGAGCGTCGCAACCTGCTTCGCGCCGACGCCATCCTAGCCGCTCTCGCATCCCATACGGGCGATATGGATGGGTACCGGAGGGGTGTGGAGGACGCGGCGGCGGTCGCGGCAGATGCCACCGAAGGCGCACGTGCACTGTACGATATGTCCCGCACTGCTGGTGATCGCGACGGATGCCTAGCCCACAGCGAGGCGATGCTAACGGCGCAGTCGATCGCCTACGATATCCGAGCCCTCCCCCAAGCAAACGCAGGGAGTCTGGTTCATGGCTGACGCGCCCGAGATCCCCGACACCGAACTGCTGCGCCGAGTGATCGCCAGCATGTCCCGGAGAAGTGGTCTCAATCGTTTCGATAGCCGCCCGCTGTGGGCGACCGTAATGGATCGGTTCGGCCTCGGCTCCACCTATGCTTGGCAACTCTGCCAGCGCTTTGACTTCGATCCTGACCAGATGGTGCAATCATAATGACAGACACCGCCGCCATTCTGCGCGAGCTTGCCTACGTAAAGGCGGTGTTTCAGCTTAGAGCTATCGTGGCTGTTATGGGAGTGGCGCCGGGTGATACCGTAGTATCAGCGAGCAGTGTGGCGCTCTCCCGCACCATCAACGCCGGGTCGCGACTCCCGGCAGCCTAGCGAGCTAGGACTTAAGTGCTGCGGCGGCTTTGGCACCACGACCTGAATCGAACAGACGAATAAGCCCTAAAGCCCGCACCCCAACTGCGCTGCATGATGCACCGCCGCAGCAATGACATCTTGCACGAATGGGCGAAGAAGTCTATAGGTTTCCCATGAAGATACTCAGGCGCCGACGTTAGGCTATTCTTAGTTTAACATCCGGGGCGGCATAGCCCGACCCCGGCCATGCGCCCGTAGGCCAACTGGATAGGCCACGAGACTTCTATTCCCGATGTTGTGGGTTCGAATCCCACCGGGCGCTCCAAACCTAATTCACCCCCGGCAGATACCGAAACTTCGGGATCCGACCCTCCAGCCAATCCCGCCACCGATTAGCGCTATCTCGATACACGAAATGCGGCGATACAGCCTTACACGTACTGTTCTGGTCTCCACCGATCCGAGCTATCCGCACTACCCATTGGGAGCCTTGGATAGCCGGATCGGTTTCGCCGACGAAGTATTTGAAGCCGTCCGGTAGAATGGGCGGCTTGTCGCTCATTTGATGCCGAGCAGTGCCAGAATGGACTTTGCGACCGAGCCCGCTTTGGTGGACTGGAGATCGTTATAGAGGCTCTGGACCAACTGCCGAGCCACATCCTCGGCGTCGGCGACAGCGGTAGCCACACCGCCCTGCGTCAGGAACGAGGCGAGCAGGGGAGCGGTATTGCCGACGACTTGCGCGAACTTCTCCGCACCCGACAGGCTCGAATTGGTCAGGGACGCAATGTCCGCTGCGACCGTGGCCCCGATGGTCGTTTTCGACAGGGCTGCGACCGCCTTCTGTGCCTCGGTCATGGCGAACGCCTGAACCGACTGGCCGGCCTTGCTGCCGAAGATCTTGCTGAAAAATGATCCGATGGACATGGGGTATGCTCCTACTTGAGTTTTCCGATGGGGGAAGTGATGGCCAGCGTTCGCTTCTCGCGGTGGCTCTCGTATTGCTTCCACTGACCGTACAGGAACGGTCCCAGGACGGCGGACACCGTGGCGAGCATGGCTAGCGTGCTGTTGTCGAGGTAGCCCTTGCCGACAGCCCAGCCGCCGACAGCGAGCAGGACTTGCCGAGCACCCGCCGCGAGGTTCCCGGGAAGCGCGCTATCGGTAACGGAAATCTCCGTGGTCGGATCATATGCCGCCTCGGTGCCCTGAAAATCGGTCATGCAGTTTTTCCATTCAGCCATGCCATGAACTGGCGGACGGTCTTCCCTTTGAGGATGGAGGTGTTCGCCGCCGTCGCTGCCGGCCCTGCGATCAGGTCTGCGCGGGCATCAGGGCTGGCACGCAGGATCATCGCCGCCATGCCGACGCCGAGGAAATGGGCGGCGTACAAGGTGCCCTTCGTGATCGGCACGCCCTTTGCGGTTAGGATGCCCACATGCTTGGCGGTGAAGGTGCGGGCGCGTGCCGTCTGCTCATCCGTGGTTGGCTTGAGCCCTCCGAACGCCAGTGCGGGGTTGGCGCCCCATTTGCCACCTTCGCCGATCCACGTGGCTTTCAGGAACTGATACAGCCCACTCCCGCTCGACGTTGCAGCCTTGACGTAAGGACGGTTGGTGCTCTCGATCTTGGCGAGCATGGGAAGGTAATCGAGCGGGATAAGCTTGGCTGGATCGGTCATTCCGTCGCCCCTTTGAGGTTGTGTCCAGCGCGGTCTAATTTGTCGACCATCTCATCGTCAGAACGGTTACGTCCGAGCTGGTACGCGGTTGACTGGCTGTTCTGCGCGATGGCGCGCTTGAGCCCGGTGTTCTCCGTCTCAAGCTCGCCAATACGGCCTTCCGCTTTAGCCAAGCGCTGGCGCAGATCGGCTATCTCGGCGATGGCGGTAGCCTTGTAGGCAGCGAATTCGTCGGTTGAGGCGCGCTTGTATGCCGCGAAGTCTTCCTTGAGAGACTTGATATCCGTCTGGTGCTGCTCAACGAGGTTTTTCCACGCACCCAGCACCATCGTGCTTTCGTCGATGTCGCCCTTGCGCTTGTTGAAATAGATGCCTGTGACAGCGGTCAGAAACGCGACCACATATCCAGACCATGCCGGGACATGCTCCAGCAGGTTTCCAGCGCTCACCGGGCGCGCCACAGTTTGAATCCAGCGTTGACCGCGAGATATGCAGACCAGAGGGAAAAAACAGTTTCCATGGCCCCAAGAAACATGACGGAGGGCGCGTTTACTCGGGGGTCCACATACCAGTAGACACAACGGTATATCCCGCTCTCGGTCATCAGCAGGCCGAATGCGAGGAACAGGAGCCGTTGATGTAGAAGCGCGATCATGCCTGCCTCAGTGACCAAGGGGCCAAGTATGAAGACCCGGTTGACGGGATGAACCCGCCAGATCTGCCACGAAACGTAGAGCAGCAGGAATCCCACCACCATAAGAGCCGGGCCTGTCAGGTAACGCGGCTCAAACATTAAAAACTCACGTTCTTAAAGCGCCATGTCGGCGTGCTGGAATAGGTCAGCGCGACATATTCCCCCGGCTTTAGCGTGTGCGTTATCAAGGTCCCGGCCGGCGCGACGATACCAATGTTCGATCCGTTGTCGTTAAGGACCGAAACCGATCCGCCCCAGATTTTAACCTCTACCGTGCGCCCCATGTTGTTGGTGTAGGTCGCCCCACTGCCCGGCACTGATGGCGTTGTGACGGTCTCTCGGTCCCGAACCACGATCCCGTTATAATTAGAGGGATCGACCAGGACAGCCGACGTGCCAGATTTGGCTGCAAAGTTCGGAGATTCCAGCAGGATGGTTTTGCTACCGATAATGCCAGTGCAAGACACGCCGTAGAGCGTGCATTCCGTGATCTGCGGGCCAAGGAAGATATGCCCGCCGCCGCTAGCCGTGTCGTGCTGAATCGCGGTCTCGCTATTCTCAAACGTGTTTGAAATCCACGTGGTGTTGTAGGAAAATCCGTCAGTGAACCAAACCGAACGCTTGGCGTTGCCGTAGGAGCCCCCGGCAAACGTCAGGATGCCGCCAGCTCGGATACGGATGCCCGTCCCATTTCGTGCAGTGCCGGAATCGGCATAGGCGTTTGCACGAACATTCGTGAACTGCCCAACCGCGATGTAATTGAGGCGCAGCGCTTCGTTGACGGTGGAATTGGCGCTGTTCTCAGACGAGAAGTTTTCAAGATGCACAACGTTTTCGGCATCCGATAGGAGATCCTGTCCGATTACCGTAAGCGGGCCGGCGACCTGACCGAACACGCGCAGGTTCGTCACCGAAATATCGAAGGCGTCCGACGCGGCTGAATACAGCCGCCAACCAACACCTACCGCGTTAGTGATGTTGATGCTTGTCTGTCCGACGCCCGAGCCCTCGATCTGAATCGCCCGCGCCGCTCCGCTCGACGTGCGGGTGACGTCCCATGCCGCTGTGCCACCGAAGGCCGTGAGATCCCACAAGTAGACACCGGGCGGGATAATCATCTTGGCACCAGTCGTAAGGCATGCTGCCAAGCAGTTGAGAAACGCTTGATAGTCGTTCGTTACGCCATCGCCCTTTGCGCCGTAATCCTTGACGCTCTTGCCGAAATCCTCGATCACATCATCGAGCGTGCGCAGTATAGCGCCCGTACCTGTAGCTGTTCGGCCGACTTTCTGCGCACCAGTCGCTCCGGAGAGCGCGGTAAGGAAGCCTTGCACCGTGCCGCCGCCAGTGACCGAGATCGAAGCAGCGCCTTGCCGAACAAGAGCGCCAGTCGTCAAAGGCACCGAATTCAGCTTTACAACGCTGGATTCGTCATCCTTGCCGGTAAAATCGCCCGTTACGTAGGCGTAATTGACCAGCCCGCCAACATCCGTGACAAGTTTGTAAGAACGGTTAGATGCAGGAGCCGCCTTGAGTAATACGAGCGACAGGTAGGTGCTATCGACTGGGCCAGTAGGACCCGCTGCGACTGTTCCCGGAACATATGGGTCAATATCGTCACCGATCGGAGAACCGTTCTTGTCGGTGATCCTGACACGATATACTTCGTTGTCAGGCATGTAGATCACCGGCATGCTTCCGTAAGCATCCGCAACAACGGGATTTTCAAGCTGCACGGTCAGAGCGGCATCGGCGTAGACTGCCTGAAACGTGGTCGTTCCTGACAAATAGAAATACACTTTCGCGGCGCCAGCCGGCAGGCTTCGCGTGTTGAAAACGGTATTGAACGGGATGAAAAAAACCTCGCTCATGCGATGCATCCCGTGATATAAGCGGGCATGGACAATACCTTGCTGTTTGAAGCTGCGGCCCTGAAAGGGATGATCGTTAGCATCTGGGCGTCAGTTCGAGTCGTGCGGGAGAAGCATCGGAGCGCCAGCAGCGCCGAGAACACCTCCAACCTGCCTGTTGCTCCGGATGAGATCCCCGAGTGTTCTGGCGGTTTTTCCCGAGCGTGGCGCGATAAGGCCGGTTGTCAGTTTTCGGACACCTGGGAGATACGGCGCGGTCCCTAACAAGGCGCCGGTCAGAGCTACAGGACCGCCACCAAGCGCAGCGATGCCACCCGCAGCAGGCGCGCCAAGGGCTGCTTGGCTGAAAAGCAGTCTATCCGTGGTCCCCGAGTTGGGGAGTTTGTCCACAAGAGACGCTCCCGCCTCTGCATAATCTCCCATCAGGCTTTCGCCACGAAGATAAGCACGACTGCGCACGCCACCGGTTACCTTGCGGTCTGCGGCAGCCAAGGTGGTCGGATTGAAACGGCCGCGACCACCAGCCGTGGATTCGGACGCCTTCTCGATCCTGACGAGCTTTGCATAGCCAAGATCGGCAGCATCAAGTGCGGCTACCGCATCGGGGTGGCTAGATCGTCTTGCAGCACCGTCAAGGATGGATGCGTAGCTATCGAGCGCATCGGCCAATTCGTGATCGCCGGTCGGGTTATTGCGCAACGCGCGCGATCGCTTGGCAAGGTCGCTGACCGCGCTTTTATAGGCGTCCCCATCCAGCACGCCACCCTTGCTGCGTCGATCCACGGTATCGCTGACGATCTTCTCGAAGCGGTTGGCGCTGTCGCTAGTCAAGCCGCCATTGGCTATCGTGGAATCAAGTTCTGCCGCTTCTTTCGAAAACTGGCTATCGGCCACGGCTCGCATATTGGAGCGCGCATTGTCGTAGGCATCGTTAAATGCCTTCTGCGCATACGCATGCGACGGCGCGCCCAGCTCTGTGCCGTGCGGGAGTGCGTGCCCGATATCTCCAAGTGCTTCGTTAAAACCACCGCGCTCGAACTGGTCGCGTGCTTGGTTACGCGCACCCTTGATCGCGAAGCCGAGGACAGGGATGCTCTGCGCCGCCTCCTCGGTCCCGTTGACCATTTTGCCAAGCATGCCGCTATCCGAGAAGCGCTGTCCAAGCGTCGGACGAACACCGCTATCGTACAGAGGCTTGAGTTTACCCCCTGTTGGAGAGACGAGATTACCAACCCCGGACGCGACACCGCGCCCTAGGGCGCCACCTAGAACGGTTGCGGCAACGTTCTCCGCGACATTGCCAGGGATGTCTCCCAGACTGTCACTAGAGCCAACGCCCGTAGCAGCACCAAACGCTGCATCGCTTGCAGCTGGGCGAAGCGCCAACGGGATTTTTGCACCCAATGCCGCGACCTGTGGAATCGCACGGCCGACAGCCTGCCCAGCAGCATCAAGCGCCGCACCTCCGGCAAGGAAGCCTGCCGTGCTCCCAGCAAGCGCGGACAAAGGATGCGCACGGGCTGACGCCTCGGTCTTGTAGTTGGCCCCTGAAAGCGCTGCGTCATAGATATCGCCGACGCTGCGATTATCACCCCCGAGGCGACCGGTAACCGCATCTACTCCAGCGACCACCTTAGGAAGCGCGCCAAACGTTGCTGTATTCGCGGCACCGATAACTCCAGCGCCGAGCGCGGATCCGGCGATAGCTGCTGTCGTGCTCGGCCCGCTGTCCTTGCGACCGATGTCAACGGTGTAGCCGCCAGCGTACTTCGGGTTTTTCTTCCGGAAGTCGACTAGCTCATCGATACCCGAGACCGTGGAAGGATTTACGCCATTCTGTTGCAGATACGCGCGGATGTCGTTGGCCGAGGCGCCAGACGATACCATCGACGCAACATGCTGGCGAACGGGGATCAGTGTAGGGTCCCGCGTCTCGGAAGCAGTACCGTCGCTCACCTTCATATCGTCGCGGGCGAGTGGCACAGATGCCAGCGGAGCGGCCCCAGTCGGCCCTATGGGGGGCGGGTTTGCCGGGCCGTCAGGCGCGAGAGGGGCAATAGGAGCGACAGGAGATGCAGCCACCGCAGAAGATGCGGCTGGGTGTGGGATACCAGTTTCAGGCGTTGAGCCATCTACCTGCGCGGCAAGAGGCCCGGAGCCGATCTTTAGGCCCTCGATAACGCCTTTACGCGCTTCTGCCTTCTGCATGCGTACTGCGTCGCTATCCCCGTTCTGCGGAAAATAGGTCTGGTACTGCATTTCAAATTCGCTGGGGGCGATAGCAGCACCGGAATCCCTGCGTAGCGAAGCGGCGATAAACTCCTTGGTGGCTTGGTCTGCCTTCTGCCGCCCCTCGCTGACGAACTGGTTCTCTACAGATGGTGCAGCCTCATGGGCAAACTGCTGGAGGACACCACGCGACCCCATCCCACCGATTTCTGGCGTCTCACCCGTCATGGTAAAGTTGTGGTTAGAGCGCAGCGCCCGCTCGTAGTAGCTAGCGGCTTTGCCTTGGTCTTCCGTAGTTTTGACGGATGCGATAGGCTTGGCGAGCCCTTGGGCGCGATAAGCCTCAAGAGATTTTTGCAGTTCAGGTGTCAGGGCATCGCGGCGCTCAAGCTCAAGGAGAGCGTTCAGTTTTTGGTCGTTAGGTTTCGTCGGCATGGTTATTTACCCGCGGCGATAGCAAGGAGGTCATCAGTGGACATGCCTGAGACAGCACCAGCCGCGCTACCAGCCTTCTTCTTCTCAAGTTCAAAGCGTTGGCGGGAAAGTCCCACTGAGGCGCCCTCTAGGCCGATCCGCTGCGCGCCCTGCCCTTCTTCTACTCTGGTATGCCGCTTGGATTCGGAGAACTTCGCCTCCTCCATCTGCCGGTCCAGATCTTTATTATGCTGGTCTAGCTGCCCCTTGACACCAAGCGCCTTGCCAACCTCGGTATGCAGAGCGTCGTCAGTCGGATCAAAACCGGCGATCTGTTGCGGGCTGATGCCGTGCGCGGTAAGGTATCCCGCCTGCGCTTGGATGTATCCACGGCGCTGCGCGTAAGGAACCTCAAGCGCACGCTGGCCAACTGCGGCGAAAGCCTCGCTTGCATCGCTAAGTGACTCTCTCTGCGTCTTGGTCATAGCGCCGAGCTTCGACTGCATGTCGAGAAATGCGCTTGGGTCTGCGTCAATAGCAGCGTTCCGAAGCGCATTCGGATCCGCAGTCGGCGCGCGGGCAGCCGTTACGACAATATCACCAGACTGATCAGCAGTAGGCGCCGAGGCCCCCGCTGCCGGATCAGTTGGAGCAGCAACGCTCGAAGGCGTAGAGGGCGAAGGAGTGCCCCCCAGAACCCCGCCTGCAGAGGTTGGCGCAATGCTCTTAATGTATGCTGCCGTAGCCGCGCGCGACGCTTGGTCGCGCTTCTCAGCGGCAAGTTTCGTGCTCGCGCCGATCAGAGCCGCGCCAGTCGTTGGATCAGCGCGCAGGATCGGCAGGAGCGTCTCGGGGCGCTCCAGATCAATACCCGCCATGGCAGTGTCAAGCTGACGCTGCTTGCCGACCTTCTGGCCAGCCTGATAGCCGCCGAGTGCCGCCTGCGCGAAGTTTGGCTGCTGGATGAGGGAGAAGTCGGCCATCAATAGATCCCGTCACCAGTGACGTTATTGATGCCATAGGCGTTGGTTCCGGACCCATAACTGGACCCCAATCCTTGACTATAGCCATAGGCGGAAACGGAATTCCCGAGCGCCGAGTTGATCGTGCTGGCATTCGATAGAGCGGCATTGCTGGCGGTATTCGATGCAGCCGTATTGTTCGCCGAAACGCTGTTGGCGTAGCCGGTGCTAACACCAGCCTGTGCGGACGCAGCGGTTAGGCCGACATTCTGCTGGCCTTGGAGTGCAGACAGATACGTGCCCATCTTCGCATCCTCGGCGTTCTGGCCGTAGGTCAGGAGCGCCTTCTGTGCGGCCCCGCTATCCAGCAATCCCTTGGACCCTAGCGCGGCGGTCACACTATTCTGACCCTGCTTGAGGCTCGCTTGATAGCCAGTGCTGTCCTTGTAGGTCTGGTAAGCAGCGGCAGTCGCAGCAGAGTCCCCGCCAAGCCCAAGAAGAGCGTTGATTGAATTGGTAGCCGGCGCCCCCTGCGCTACGAACGGCGCAAGCGTCTCCTTATTCTCGTTGTAGATCTGAGACTGGAGCGCATTATTGGCGGCGGCTGTATCTGCAGCAGTGCTGGATGCTTTATTCGAACTGGCGATGGACGCAGCGCCGCCAACGAGAGCCGCGCCGCCGATAGCTACTGCTACCATTATTCGCCCCCCAGCCAGCAGGAATAGGTCGTCTCTACCCGCGTGTAGCCCAGGCGCTCGAACATCCACGAAGCGTCCATGTGGCACTTGGAGCCGACAAACATGCGCTGGACGCCACGACGCTTTGCCTCTGCCTCAACGGCAGCAAACAACATCATTCCACCGCTCTTTCCGCGATGGTCTGGGTGAAGCCAAAATATGTCCAGATGAAGCGTCAGGCACGTCGAATAGTGCAGGCCGGGGGCGACGAAACCGATAAAATAGCCGATCAACTTGCCGGCATCGCGCATCGCAATAACCATCACCTGCCCGAGCGCGTCACGCTCAGCATAGACATGGTACTGCGGGGAGAGCGGCACCTTGTCCTGGTTCAGCGCCAGTTCGGCGTAGTGGAGCGGCAGTAAGGGCTTCGCCTCCTCAATGAAGGCTGGCCACTGTTCGGGGGCGGCGGTCAGCATACTCTCGCGTCCACGACGATTACGATACGGTCGTCGGCGGAGTTGTTCACAACCGAGTGTGGCGCGCGGTTATCAAACCACCACGCCTCACCCGCAGATGCCTGGATCACCTCCCCTCCGCTGTACACGAGGCAGCCCGGACCGGACTGCAAGATAATATGGTAGCGCTGGTAAAACTCTGCCGGAGCCCCTTGGTCAGTATGCTCGGGGATCGATTTACCGGGAGCAAGACGCGTCACGATGACGCGGCCGAGTTGCGTCCCGCCAACGCGGCGCATCAGGTTAAGGACGAGATCCTTTACCGGAAGTTCAAGCCAGCCCGCATAGGGATGCGTCTGGATCGAGTTTACGACATCGCCAGAGGTGTCATCGAACATGCACCAGATGTCATCGACATCAGCATGCGGGCTGCCGGGGAACGTGGTCCGAAGGTCGTTTGCGTTCCACAGATCGGGACGAGCCGAAAGAGCCGCCAGAACTGGCAGGACATCTATGGAATCCGCGAGGCGTAGGAAATGACGCAAAGGTGACCAATCCGCGTGTAATTCCCACTGCGGGACTGATCTATCTCTTCCTTACGCCAAGGGAATCCCGGTTGCAAGCGCTAAGGCGCTACGACATATCCGGGGCGTTGCGGGCCGTTGCCCCCTGTGGCTGTCCCTGTTGCCGGGACCTTCACTGCTCCCACGACATGCACATCGCCAGCTTGCGTCGGAACCGCCGTACTCACGGTGTAGGTGACAGAACCGCCCGTTCTAGCTGGGTCAATGTACGACACATAGTCTGTCGCACCCGCTCCCCCTGTCGTGGAAACAGAACCAGAGCCGACGGAAACGTTAGTGCCATCGGTGTAAAAGCGAGTGTGGGCGGCAATGGTGATCGTGGTCGGGGTGGCCGATAGCGTCACGTTTGGATTTATGTAGCTGCTCATCAGCGCCGTTTGACGTGATATCGCCGTAGCAGCCGAGATAGCACCATCTGCGCTCGCCTGCGCCGCATCCGCAGCATTAGCAGCCGCCAAGGCATCGGCCGAAGCCGCTGTCGCCGCCGCGATTGCATCCTGAGCGATAGCCAAAGCTTCGGCTAAGCCATCAATCGCCGACTGGATGGCATTGGCGAATTGCTGCCAATATTGCTGGAATACGGAGCCAGGATATCCGCTCTGGTCAACGATCGGCAGGTTGGACGGGAGCTTCGGGAGTTTCAGCATCAGCGCGAACGCCCACCTAGGGGTTCATTCACTTTGACGTTCGACAAGCGCGACGAGACTGGATCCGTCAGGCGGAAATGCACAACCATATCCTCCTGATCCACCAACCCGAGCCGCTTAAAGCCGACACGCTTGCGGCGCTGGCCTTCCCTACCAAGACCGGATTGACGCCACGCGGTCCACGTCTCGCCTTGATCCCGTGATGTCCGCATTTCGATCACGCTCTCAACCGTAGCGTTCAGAGGCGTTACGCCCGTCGAGCAATCCAGCATAAGGCTGTCAATAAACGCCCGCTCATCGATCAGCACCGTAAATTCGCGCTGGATCGGCTGCCCGTCGTCAAGAAATTGATCCTCTGTCAGCGTCCATAGTGCGCCTGTCACATCGTCCCCAGCGACCACGTCCGTTCCTACGGTGACGCCGATCCGCCCACGCCAGCGCGGGAATCCGTAGCTCCCCACCTCGTGCCACTGCTTGGTCGCCGCATCGTAAGCCACCGTTTCATTCTCAAGGTTGAGAATATAGAACAGATGCCCGCGCCACGAATACGACCATGCAATGATCTTGGCCGGATCCGATGCCGCGATGCGCTCCTCTATCCCATGGTCAGACACGCGCAGAGGGGAAGCATCGCCCCGGTAAACGATGCGATCGTTGCCCACCCAGAAAACGGTGTTGTCCATATTGACGATGGAATCGCGTGCAAGGGCGCCCTTGTCGAACACACGCCCTTGCACGCGCTGGAGAGGTGCATCAGCATCGCCGGACAGAAAGAAAATCTCGGTATGGCTCGCGCACAGCACCCAAAGCTGGTCGATCACGATAGCGAACCCAACAATCGGATCCGTCGATTGCTCAGCGGACAGGTAGTCGAGCCCATCCCACGTGGCTGTATCGAGCGTGAAATACAAACGGCGCGATCCCGCGCGGGCTGCGATTGCGTAGCCGCCAAGAAACGCGACGGCAGTTACGCCAGCGCCATCGGGGAATGCGACCGCAGCAACCGCAGCGCCGTCAAATCGGTACATGGCCGTCGTTATGGCGATCAGAAGCGAGGTATCGGCCGCCGCCATCTGGACATAGCCAGTCGCAGGCACAGAACCAGCCGAGGTTCCGTTGCTGAACAGCTCAGTGCCAGCCAGCGCCACCAGTGCACCTGATAGCGCGCCGGGACGGTAAAACAGGCCATTGATTGCCGACCCGTTCAGGGTAGCGCGCGATACCATGCCGGGGCGTGGCAGAAGGACCACCTTCCCTGGCACGGTGGGGGCGCTCTCAGCATAGGTATTGAGCAGGCGGACCTCCGGAAGATCCGCCCGTCGATACGTCTGGATGCCCTCGGGGATAATCACGCGGGCAACGAGTAAAACAGGAAGGTTACAGCGCACCGAGCTGTCGCAGCCAGTCCACCGCCAGCACCACCTATGGTATATGCAAGTGAGCTGCCGGGAGGGATCAAAACGATTTCCTTAATCTCTAAGCGATTTCCACCTGTAGGGACGAATCCGCCTGCCGAGGTAGTCCCCACCAGAGTGGCCGATGCCATCTGATACTGGAAAGTTGCGCTACTCACGGCGCCACCTGCACGACGGTTGCCAATCGCCACAGTTGTGGGTGTAGGCGTGGCAGGGAACGTCGCACCCGACACGTACCGTGCGTACTCGTTTGGTGTGTTGCCGCCTGCAAGGTTGCAGTTCAGAAGCCGGCTGGACATAACCAACGTTACGCCACTGTTGGACGGATTCGACAGGATAGCGTTAAGATAGTTCCCCGATGAGATCGCCACGATGGACGAGCTGACGGTATAGCCGAACCCAGCCAAGACGCGGGCATCTTCACGTTGTAGAACCACCTCCGGCGACGTGCTGGACGTAGGGGCGCATACGACAGGTGCGACTTCCGTACATTGCGCACCAGTGATCGCACCGTTGGCTAGTGCCTGCGCGGAAACGGGTTGTATCAGGCCAGCGCAAGAGAGGGCAAGAAGGCAGAGAAAATATCGCATGTGACATTACTCCCCAAGCTGGGAATTGACGACCAGCGAGCCCTGCGCCGTGGCACCATTGATGAACTGCGCGCGATGATACCGTGTGTAGATACGCCCCGTCAGCGTGACAGGCGTGTTGGCGGCGACTGCGGATGTCAGCTCGGTGAACCACGTCGTATTGTCATTCGAGCCTTGCATGTTGAGCGTGCCGGCCTGATCGGCACGGGCAAAGACACTGTAAACGTTGTATTGAATACCAGAGGCCTGATTGTTCGTGTCTCGCGCCGTCCCCGTAAAGGTAGCCGACGATCCAAGCGCCGTGGTAGTGTCGTTGAAATAGAAAGAACGCCAGATGGCACCGATGGTGTTAAACCCACCACCCAGTGAACCCGCTGAGCCTACGTCAACGACAGCGCGGAAATTCAACCGCTTCAAAACCAACGAGCCGGTCGTAGTGCCGGCAGTCGACGTCCCGCTTAAAAGGACACGGAATTGCCCTCCGGGCAAGGGGGCGTATTGGAGGAACCCGGCCCCGAACTGACTGCCGAAAGAGTTGGCGTTGTTTACAGAGCTGACCGTCAGGGAGGTCCAGTTAACCCCGTCCGTGCTAACCTGCGGAAACACGGTAACACCGCTCTGGACAGACGTAAGATACGAGAAGACCGTCCCGAACCCAGCCGTCGAGACAGGCCCATAGGCAACCGTATTAGTGCCGTTGGCTGTGATATTGATGGGAATGGTTACTGCGTCCATCACCCCGTCAACAGTCACGTTCTGAGGTGTACCGTTCGTGATACCCTGCACGGTCACAACCTGCGCATTCGGAGCCCCAGCAGTACCAGTCGGGGTGCCCCCACCCGCACCGCCACAGTTGGTGCAAGCGACAATCTCGGCGTTAACCGGGATGCTGTTGAATGTGGTCCTAACCTGATCGGCTGCGAACGATGGCTGGGCAAGCGCACAGAGCGCCAGCGCAACGGCGCTTTTAAAAGTTACGGTCATATGCACTCCCCATAAATACGCTTGATGGTCTATCTTGATCTAGCAAAAGCTGCTCGTAAGCGGCCGCACGCTGAGCGACCAGTTTAACGGTGTTAGGATCGATCCGGGTCACCCCAAAAGTCGAAGCGAGGCGCGACGCGAGGGCTAGATACACCGTCTCCGTCCATTCCTGTGGGATATCGAGGTTCTGCGCCGCATCCGTCACGTCCTGAGTCACGCGCGAATAGGTGTACAGCACCGTGGAATCGGTGGAAGGAACCGGCCACAGCGTCAGTGTCAGGCTGTTTGTCTGTTTGGCCACGTAGAACGCCGTAGGATAGCCCCTCTGCCCCTTGTTCGGGATCTGGCGGTATTGTCCACCTTCCCAACGCTGCAACGGGCGCTCGAACGTGCTGGACTGCACTAGCCGCGCTTCCATGATGTCTAAGCAGAATGGATCCAGCTGGATCGTCGCAACGCCAGCCGGGAACGCCACACTGCCCTGCTCCTCCCGCCAGAGGTTCACACCCCGAGCGGCGAAGGATTTGAGCATCCAGTTGAGGACGCGCAGGCCTAGAATGGTATCATCGCCGTCAGGGGTCTCGCCCGCCGACAGGATGCCAAGCTCCTGCATGGCAGCGGTTATCATGTCGCCTGCGGACATCAGTCCGGAGGTCAGGCCAGACGTATCAGCTACGACCCCGGCATCGACCGTAATCAATCCGACCGATTCAAGCGTCTCGCTGCCAGTGGTCTGCACTGTGACAGTGGTTAGATACTGCTCGCCACTGATGCCGCCACTCCAGGTGACGACGACCTGAGAACCTTGGATCGTAAATGAGCCGCCACCAAGGGAGCCTAGGCCGTGCTGAGCGACTTGTGCGACCGATACAACGGACGAAATGGCAGAATCTCCGAGGCGCGACGTGAAGTCGTACCCGAAGTTGACCGTTTCCCCCGGCGCCTTGGTGCTGGTGGTCATTTTAGGATGCCGAGAACGTCAGTGCGCCGACTGCGAAACTAACAGCGTTGCCACTCAAGATAGAGCCGCCGCTGATCGTGCCGGAGCCGAGCATATTGCCACCCGTGGTCGCATCGAAGAGGCCGAAGTAGGTGACGGTGGCAGCCCCCGCCGCGTTCCCGAAATCAACGATGCCGCTATTCGAGATCGTGCTGGTACCGCTCGCTGTGGAGACCGCGCCGAACGTGGCAAGGACGCGTCCAGCCGTACGCACGGTGGTCGTTACCTCATTCGTGAGTGAACCCGCGTCGGTTGGATCCGCCGAGAACAGGGCGACATAGACCCCAGCCGGCGCAGCAGGGAACGCAGTCCCCTTAGCCCAATTATCGATAGCAGTTTGCAGATACGTGCTGAACCCGGTCATTTCATATTCCTTTTAAGCCACGTTAGATGATGCAGAAGGTTGCACGATCACCCCATACGAATTGGTCGTGCCGGTCTGGAATATCGGATACAATGCGCCCGTGTATGTTCCAGAAAACGAATACACATTAACCCAAGTGGCTCCTGCGTTCTTACTGGTCTCCGCGACAATAGAAGATCCTGTGCGGCGCAATCTCAGCAGGTCACCTACCTGCACCGTTCCGGTATTGTTGGCGGAACCGACGCTGCCTCCGCCACTCAAGATATAGTTGTATCCTGAGCTATTGAAATTACTGTCCATATAAGCGCCCACAGCGCTGTCTTGATATCTGACAGGATTGGGGTTTACGGAAAGCGCTAGGATAGGGCCGTTATTGCCTTGCCCTTGCGAGACAATCTGAAACCAACCGTCTTGGCCTGCCGGCAGGAAGCGTGTCGTTTGACCAACGGTATAGTTGGTATCGTACCCGCCGTCGTTGTTGGCGGCATAGTTATATCCACCAGCGCCATTGACAGATTCAGTCATTCGGGTCGGCGTAAGGCGGATATAATTTGCCGTGACACCGCCGCTATTAGTCATGGTGCCCGAAACCGCTCCGATACCTGCCACGCTGCCGGACATGGCATTGGATGCTGTAGGCAGCGGCATCGTACGCAGATAGTCCGACAATGCTTTCGCGAGAATCCCGTACCCTGCATTGGTCGGGTGGATCATCGGCGTATCGTAATAATATGCTCTAGCTGCCGTGAAACTCGCGTCGGTGTAGTCCGGGAAGGCGTAAATCGTGCCGGCGCGCACATCCACGAAATGGTATGCTCCATATGCAGACGTGTTGTTCTTCATGTCCGCATCGACAGCGGTCAGGATTGCATTCTGCGCAGCGACAGACCCGCCAGACTGACGGGGGATGGTCCCGAACAGAACGATCCGATCCCACGGATGCGCCGCCAGCCGGTTAGCGACGTAGGCCTTGGTCTGGGTAATGGTAGTTGCCGCATCAGCCCCGGTATTGAAGACGGTGTTTGTCGTCTCGCCCACGACGAGAATATTGATCTTTCCGGGTACGAATGCGGCATCGACCGTGCTTGCAGCGCCATCCAACTGCGACCAGGAGAACCCCGAATGGCCGAGCGTCGTCGCAGTGGCGCCGGATCCGGCGAACGGAGGCAACGCTTGAAGCTGGTTGCTCAGCGTTTGGCCGCCCGTCGAACCTTCGCTTGGGTTGATGAAGCTGTTGCCATCCACAACCATATTGACGTTGCTGTTCCACGCCACGGTTGGGGTATTCGTGATAGATGCGGACAGGGCCCCGGAACCGATCACATTGCCGGTGAGCGCCGAAGCACCGTGAGGAGCATTAAAGATTACGCCGGATACGCTTCCCAGCCCTGGGATAGCGCCAGACAAGAAATTCTTGCCTGTGATTTTAATTGTCGCAGTTACGTTGCCGGATCCGGAAACTTGTCCAACAAGCCTATTCCCGACAGGCGGGATCGCGCCGCTGCTAGCCACAAGCGGGCTAACGCGGAAAACCGTAGAGGATCGACCGGCAGCAGAGAATGTTCGCAGGAGCAATTACAGATCCTCGGGGCGAACGGTGGTTTGGATAAATGCGTCGGGAAGCTCAGGCTGCGCGTCAGGGCGCGGCAAGCCTTCGGGATACACGACGGGAGGGCTCATGGTGTCGGGCCGGGGATCCCAGCAAGGGGAGCAAACGCGCAGGCCGGACCATTCCAAGCGAAGATCGTTGAGGCGCTTTTTAAAGCCGCACCTGGGGCATTGTCCGTAGGCCCCGCCCGGCTGATAATCATAGGAATACATGATAATCCTCCGGGCGGGTTAGCGACTACGGGTTAGCGTAGTTTAGGCCCCGGCATTGCCGTAGACCGAGCGCCAGTCAGCAGCGCCGCACGAGAAGCGCATCGTTGCCTTTGCCTTCGCGTTGTCGGTGTCGAAGTCGTTGTCCTTCGACAGGGTGACATCACGCCGCCACATAGAGATAAGACCGTTCGGCACGTCGGTCTGGACAAACCAGCTCACCGTGTTCGTCAGGTACTTATCGACAACGATCTCAGGCACCGTGCCCATGGCGTTCAGTGCGTTGATGTCGTTGTTTGCCGTGCCGGAGCGCAGAACCGAATTGAAGATGCGCGTTGCGTTGAAAGCGCTCTCCGGGTTCACCACGATACGCTTGATCCCACCGTTAAGCGGGAAGCCGCGGTTGTTCTGCATCCGCCACACCTTCTTCACTGCGTCTTCCACCGCAGCTTCCGACATGTCTGCCGGGGTCAGAAGGTTCGACTGGTTGCCCGACATGGTTGGGTGTGCGGCCGAGAAAAGCGGCTGGCCGTCACCGATCGGATAGTTTGCGTCGAAGCCACGGTTGAAGACGTTGGCATGGACGTACTCGGCAGTGGTCCGCATCGACCAGGCCAGATTGGCCGAGCGCGACTGGGAAACCTGCTGGTACTGGTTGTCTTCCAACTCCTCTTGCGTGACGATGTAGCCCAGCGCGTAAACTGCGTGCTGGAAGATCGCCACATAGCCTTCGCCGTCGCTGTCATACTCGACGGGAGCGCCTTCCGTGCGGTTCGGTGCGAGGCCGAACGTGGTCCCCTCGACGATGCGCTCCTGGAACTTGTCGGAACTCATCTTCTCGAAGATCTGCGACCAGGTGGCGGGCACCTTGTCGTATTCGAGGCCGAACCAAGCTTTTACGCCGGGCCAGAGTGCGTCGGGGTGAGCCGAACGAGTGATTACGCCTGCGGGCATCGTTCAGTCCCCTTTTATGCGACGCCGAGAGCGCCAGCGGCGCCAGTCTCGGTCGGAGTGTTGAGAGCAACCAGCCACTTGGCGTTAGCGCCAAGGACGTTATCGGCACGCTGTTCGAGCGAGACGATACGAAGCTGCAACGTTGCCGTGACAGCTTTGGTCGTGGAATCCACCTGATAGGCGGACTGGCCGGTAAGCTGATTTCCGGCACCAGCTACCAGATTGGCGTTCAGGCCGATGTCGCCAGTGATAGCCGTGCCGTTATCCTGAATCTCGAACAGGAGTGCAGGATCATCGGCGACCAGCACATAGCCAGCCGTCGAAGCCGCAAGGAAGCGCGGCGGGATGATCTGGTTGACGTTCGACACCGGACGGAAGCCGACGACAACGCCAGTGATCGAGCCCGTAACGCCAGCGCGGACAACGCCGGGAACGCCAGCGGTGTCGCCAGTGCCTGCCAGAACGACAGGATCACCCACGAACAGCGCGTTGGCGTCGGTAGCAGGACGGAAGTAGGTACGAAGGACGCCCATCCAGGGCGAACCATTCCGGTAACGTTTGGGGATCAGCCCCATTGGTGCATTCGAGTTAGCCATCTCAACCCCTCACTGAGGGGCTCAGGTTAAGCCCCTCGTTGACGTGAAATCCGATTTCCAACAGGCGTGTAAGAGGTGCCCGGTTGGCGCTTGTCGTCAGGACTGACCTTGTCGCCGCGCGTCAGGGATGCATCGCGCTCGTCGAGCGTTTTCGCAGCCTGCGCTTGATCGGCGTCGTACCAATCCTTGTACTTGGAGCAGAGCACGAGCTGGTCGCCGCTCTCACGATCCGCTGCGATGCTGGTGACATCGGGAACCTTGTCCCAATCGTCAGCAATCATCTGCTGCATGCGGCCCGGAGTATCGAGCACCCAACGGAGGGTCTTTCCCTCGCGGTCGGCCTGTTCCTGAATATCTCGGGGGATGGCGAGCTTAAGCCCCGCCATGCGGTCTAGATCACCATCTTCGCGGCGCCGACGCTCTCTGCGAGTATCATCGGCTCGGGTTGGACGGGATGCTAGCGCCGGGATTGCTTCCGGCTGGTTGATCGACCCTGCGACCTGTTCGACTGCCTCGGGGGCAGTGCGATCGTAAACACCTCGGGGCATTACGTTATCCTTACATATTCATAATTCTTATGGCGTGTCAAGCGGCTTGTACGTTCTCGTGATAATCGTCGGCATATTGCTTCAAAACGTCTTCACGCTTCTTGCCGTGCTTCTCGACTGCGAGCTTGGCGAACTTCTCCGCCGCTTCCTTGGCGGCAGGCGGGAGGTCGGCAAACCCCTTGGGGCGAGCCGGAGGCGTGCCGCGCGATGGCGTGTTGACCGCAGGCGGCGCCTTCTTGGTCGGAGTAGTCTCGAACAACTCCGGAAACCGCTTACGTACAGCCTTATCAACCGCCTCAAGCTGCTCCGGGATGGTCTTGCCTTTCTTGGCCTCGCGCTGCGAGACGGCGACGGCATAAGCGGTCGCGTCCTCGTCGCCGTCGTCGCCATACCATGGGTTCTGCTTGGCGAACTCGCCTTCAACATCGCCGCCAGTCTCATCGACCGCCTCGCGCTGTAGCTGCTGCATCTCAAGCGAAGCGGCAGCGGCGGCTTTGGCGTCCTTGTTCTCCACAGCGCTGTTGAAGCGTGCGTTGATCTCGGCTGCCTGCTCGTTCAGCATGCGCTCGGTCTGCTTGGTGGCGCTTTTGGCGAGCCGATCCACGGTGTCACGCAGGCCCTTGACCGTATCCTTCAAGCCGCGCTCGATATCGCGCCCACCCTTGATCCAGTCCTTGGCCGGCTTCCACTTGCCCTCGGGGCCGGTGTAGTCCGCCTGGGGCTTCCAACCCAGCTCAGACGCAAGCTCCTCGACCTCGGAGAGCTTCGAAGCCTCGCCAGTATCAGCGGTCAGCGCGACTTCATTGCCGGTGTCTTCGGTTTCTTCGCTCATGCTGCCATCCCCATAAATGCCGCCTCGTCCACAATCGCGGCGATGTCCTTGTCGGCCATGAGGCGGTATTCCTTGCCGTCCGCGCCCTTGGTCATGATGCCGCCGAGCTTGGCGAACTGCACCGCGTTGCCGACTTCCGGCCGCGTGCCATCAGGCCAGTTCGCGAAGTCGAACGCTGCGGGTGACATGGCGACGATGCGTCCGCGCACCTCAACAAGCTGCTCTTTGGCAACCACCGTGTCAGGCTTCCACAAGCCGCCCGTGGTCTGCTGCTGCGCCGGCTCTACGGCTACCAGTACGTTGAAACCCGTAGGCGTAAGTCCCGGTCGGCAATCTTCAAGTTTAGGAATTGGCACCCTGGCCTCCTTAGTCGGTGGGTTCTTGTTCATTCGCTGCGCACAGCGCGTCGTAATCTGGCTGCACGACAGTCCCGTAAGCCGCCGCTGCAGCGCGAAGCTCGATCAGGCGCATCGGGTCGGCATGTCCGCCATCCCACGATGCGGCGATCCAGTCCGCCTTGAGCTGTTCGCCCTCCGCACTGAGCGCGGCCAACACCCACTGCGTTACAGGGTGCTGGTGCCAATCCTCGAAATCGCCACGGCTGACGGTCATACGCCAGCCTCCGACACCGTGCCTGCATCGGGCTCGGACATGCCCGGAGCCCCTGCCCCGTCACCCGGCGCACTGCCTGCTGTCGTGCCACCGCCGCCAAGCGAGGGATCGTGACCAGCGCCGTCGCTCTCGCCCATCTTGTGGCCAACCTCGACAGCCGTCTTGGTTGCATTGGCTGCCAGCGACGATGCGTGCGCGTTGTTGAGCTGGATCTGCGAGGCGGTAAGCGCGAGCTTAGCCATAACCTCGGGATTCGGCGCAGCGTTCTGAGGCGGCATAAACCGGTCGATATCATCGATCCCAGCCGCTTCCATGGCGAACCGGTCGATCTCGATATCGTTGAGCCCCTGCCCCTTGAACGACATCATAAACGAGGCGCGCGCCATCTGCTGCATTTTGGTCACGCTGCCGGGGTCTGCTACCGGCTTGATGTCCATGTCTGACTCGGCGAAATCCTTCTGGAAATCGGCAGCCGGATCATCAAGCACGTCCTGATAGTCCTGCGCGGTCTCCTCATCACCGTAGCGACCGAGAGCCGCGTAGACCTCGTTGAACTCCT